CCGCCAGAGTCAGTTTCCGCCCGCTCATGAGAGAATCCTGGTCACCTCAAGATCCGTCTCCCAAATCTCTCCGTGCGTATCCCCTGAGTGCGTCAGATTCATCACGCCAAATTGCCCCCTCACGTCCGGCTGCCGATCACTGTGTAATTCCACTCGAAATAATGGATTGATGCTCGGCTGTAATAGCGATCTGATCGAATAGCCGTCTATTGTTTTTGCCGGTTTCAAAATCACCACCTGATTCTGCTCCGGCCCCGGCTGATCCTCCGTGACGTCCAGCACCCCGCCAATATCCATCAGCCGATTCGGGCTGCCCATCATGCCCGATTGCGGAGAGATATAAACTTCATTAGTCTGCGCCAATCCCAGCGTTCCATTTAATGGCAATATCTGCAGCATCCCATTTGTCACCATCCATCGCGCCTCAAGATATTTGGCCACCTTGTCCAGCGCCTCCACCGCAGGCCCCGTAAAACTGAAGCCGTGATTGTATTCTCTATTCCCCAGCGTCGAACTTTGCACCCAGCCGATCAGGCTATTGGGCACCTGAGCTCTCAACTCCGACACAATCTTATCAATCACCCAAAGCGCCGTCGCCCCCGCCTCAAACGACATCGAAACCCGCGTCTGCCGCAGCGCCGCCTGCCCGTCCTCCGCCTCAATATGTGTGATCACCTCGGGCGTTTCGATGCGATGCTCCACCTGCACAATATCGCCTCGAAATATCTGCTGCGCCCCTCCCGCCTGAACATAGCCAGCGCATAATGAAATTCGCTGCTCTGATCCCGCTTCGATCTTGCCGCGAGTATCCGAATTCAAATTGTAAATATCTATCTCCGCCCGATTCGTCGTCCGCTCCGATGATTTCTCCACCTTGAAGATAATCCGCACCCCCTGAATTCTCAAGATCTCAGGGAGATTCGGCCCCTCCAGATCCACGTAGGCCACCCTGTCAAAGAGCTGCGCCAACTTCCGCCTCGGGGATATAAACCAACTTCACCGGACCTTCCTTGAAATCATCCCGCCCGATGCGCAACAGCTTCCCCGTTGAATCCAGCGCCCACAGTTCTCCGGGCGGCGTTCCAATGGCGTGATAGGCCCCGATCAATTCATAATCCAGCACCAGCTTGATCCCCGTCACGATCGGAGTCTTATCCTGAGTCGCCAGATCCATCGCCCAATACTGCCCGCGAGTATTCCACTGAAACCGCGCCCAGTAAGCCCTCCCATCCAGCACCACCGTCTGGCTGAAAGCCGGGTATTCGGCGAAGAGGATTTTCAGCATGAGATCTATTTCAGTAGCGACGGTATATCACTGCTGCCCGTAATGGCCTGAGTCACTTTGCTCTGCGAGCCGTTCTTCTCGACGCTGCGCCCGATGGACCAGGTGACCACAATCGCCGACCAGGACGCCCAGAATTCCATCGGCAGATTCCACGTCGGGATTTCCCGCCCCAGGAAGAAGGCCGCCATCGGCACCAGGCAGTAATTGAGGCCGATCACCGCCAGGCCGAAATAGACCACCATCGGCCGCGCGCGCTTGGTGAAATTGTCCCCCTGTTGCAGCTCGGCGATCAGCACCCGTTCCTTGGCCCCCAGCTCGGCGCGCATGGTCGTCTCCACATCCGCCATCCGCTCCTGCAGCACCCGTTGGAGTTCATTGCGCAGCTTGAGCTTCTCCTCGTCGGTCGTCGTCAGCTTATCTATGACGTCGCCCACGCTGCCGATGATTTTCCCCGCCCCGCTGCCCAGAATATCCGTAATCCAACTCATCTTATTCTCCTTTACTCCGGAGTTGTCTTGATCGACTCGATGTACCAGAGGAAGAATGCCCCGCCCGCCAGAGGATTTGTCGTCACATCCTCATAGCGCAGCCAAAGCCGGTTCCCATTGGCCAGATGATGGTCGTCTATATCGGCGTATTTTCTCACTCCGCTGTAAAATCCCGCCGTTCCGGTGATCGAACTGCTTAGCATTTCCATCATGGGATTGACCGCGACTCCCAGCCCATCATATTCCTTCACCGCCAAACTGCATGTCGCTACGGTGGCCATCCATTCCATCTGTTGCAGAATGATAGTGGCACCGCTGCGGTTGGTCAGCAAAAAGGCGTTATCGTTTAGGACAATATCTCGCTCATCCCAGGAGATATATTTCCAGTCCAGGATGTCGTTCGCGTTCCAATCCAGAAACGCCCCGCCATAGATGTTCCCCGCCATGGTGCTGGCAACATCCGAAGTGCTCTTATAGACGCCGCCGCAGGAGGCATTGGTCACCGCCACGTATTTATTCTTGATCGTCGTCTTTTCGATATGCACTGACCCGTGAGTCTCAACCAGCACCGTCACCTTATCGCTGTCGTTGTTGACTATCTCCCCGCCGTAGCAGGTGAAGGCTCCACTCCCGGTTATATGCACGGCGGGGCAGTCCTTGGCCCCCATCACCGCGATAATCACCGGCTCATAGGCCGCGAAGACCCCCGTATTGGCCACCGTTACCGTCGTGCTGTCGCCGTAGTAGTTATTGCGTTCGCGCACGTGCATCGCGCCGTTAGCCACATAAGGCCCGTAATAGCCTGGCACGTAATCCATCAACACCCAGCCCCAGGTCGTGCCTACCCAGACGCTCGTATCGCTGGAGTTCACCCCCCCCTGATAGCTGCGGCAGAGAAACGTGCAATCGTAGAAATGCGTCTGGTTATGTCCCTGCTGGCCGACGCCGGTAGTGTCCCCGGTATGCACGAATTTGGCAAAGTCAAAGGTGCAATTCCGAGCCTCCCAGCTGCGGTCATTGCAGCGCGCCAGACTGTCCGATCCGCTTCCCCGAACATAGATATTCTCGATGCGCAGATAGCCCCCGGCCTGGATGTTCCAAAGTTCCGTCGCGCCGGACCAATAGGTAAGAGCTGTCCTCTGAGTTGCGCCATTCTCGTTCGATTCGCCCTTGATCGTCACACTGTCGTCTATGATGATCCCGACGTCGCTGTAATCCCCTGGCGCAAGACGGATCATATCCCCGTCCTGAGCTATCCCCACCACGGATGTCAGACTCGGCCATCCCAGAGGGCTCGCATATAATTCTGTCGGCCCCTGCGGCGCATACGGCCCCTGATTATACGGTCCCGCCGAGTTGTATTGCCCCTGCCCCCACGCCACTCCGCCGTCATTCCGGCCTGCCCCCTCGGGGCTGGTCCGGAATCCCCCCGGCATAATGCCCGCCGCCACCAGCAATGCTATATAAATCAGTTTCCTCATCGCGGCACCTCATAAATCGTGATCACCAGCCGCCCCGGACTGGTCAAATCCACCTTCGTAAATCTGAAATCAATCCAGACGTAAGGCACTCCATCGCGGTCCACTTGCATCAGATACCATTTGCCATCGTTAAAAGTGAAATTCTGAAACGGCCTCAGCGCCACATCGCCCGAGACATAATCCATCCCATAGCGCCAGGCCAGCGGCCGCTCCGCCAGCGTGTCCGCCGCCAGCGAATCCCGCGCCACGCAGTATTCTATTGAAGTGCTATCATAAGCGCCGGATAGTTGCTCATCAAGCTGCACCCAGAAATAACTGTATCCTCGCTCGTCCGGGTGGAAACGCACCTTGATATTCTTGACGCCCCCGCCATTGATGGTCACCGTTCGAGTATAAACCTTGTCCGGCAGCGTCTGCGCCCACCCCAATTGCCCGCAGCCCGCGCCCAGCATCGCCAGCAGACTTAGGCATACTGCCATCACGCCAATTCGCTTGATCATTGGATCTATCTCCTCCTCTAAGCCAAATTCACCGTATTTTGAAACCCCATATTCTGTTCCGGCGCCGCCAGATCCGACACACTCGCCGCCGCCACCGGCAGGCTGATGAACTGCGCCGACTGCATCTGCGTGAAGTGCGCCCGGAACGGCAGCGACAACCCCGTCTCCGGGCCCCGCGGGCACTCCAACAGCGTCAGCGCCATATTCTGGAAGACGTCCAGATTGCTCACCACCGTCACAATCTCCCGCCCATCCCGAATCTGCTTCAGCGCCAGATAAGCCTCTGCGCAAAAATCCTGATTCGTCGCCGGCCGCGACAACGATACATTCCAATGCTGCGGAGCGATCACCGTCTGATTCGGATTCGACTGCTCCAACTCCGCCGAATTCTGCCCGTCCACCGGGATCGAAGGCGTGTTCGTGATCAGCCCCTCGATCTCCAGCTCCACCGGCTCCAGCCGGATGTGATCCGCCTTGTCCGCCCCCGCCTCAATCGGATACCGCGTCACCGACGACCGGAACGACGGCAACTCCCGCAGCAGCGCATCCAACTGCACCGCAAAAGCATTTTCCGCCGATCCCTCCGCGATCAACTGAATGCCCGTCGGCCGATAGCTGCCTAAGAGATCGTCCGCCATCTACCATTCCGGGAAATTGTCGCTGGTGTGTTTCAGCATCTTATTGATCTCGTCGGTGACGACTCTGCTGATATGCTGAGCGTCATCCCGCGTGGCGCTGCCAATATTCACCGTCACATTGGCCGTCCCAATTCCACCGCCCCCCGCCAGCGCCCTCACCGGGTGAGTCGCAAACATGCTCTCACTCCATCCGCTCATCCGTGAAGTGAATACCTCTTTTGCTCTGCCGCCACCGCCAGCTTTACCCAAAATATCTTTCATCCAATCCTCAAAAGTCCATTCCTCCGGACCAGGCGGTCCATAAGATGGCATAGGCTTCAGCGCTTTTTCAATGGCCTTCATCAAATCATTCAGCCGATCCGCCGGGCTTTTAATTGTCGTGCCAGCCGGCAGATCATATTCCTTGGTCCCCCACAATTTCCATGTCGGGAAATGAAATTTAATCCCGACCATCGAAAGCAATGAATTTATCCCCGTATTCAATAGTCCTATTGCCGCTATGAAAACATTGATCGGCCCGCGTATGATATTATACAGTGCCGCGCCAAAATTCTTCATGACATCGCCGCCACTGGAAAATACTTGCCAGAGATGATCGAAGCTGGCCGCCACAACATAAATCGCGCTGGCGATCAATCCCACCAATGGCATCAACTTCCCCAAACTCACGAATCCCGCCAACATGCCGGGGAAAGCCAATTTGGTCAGCGCCAAAGTTTGCACCAATTCACCCAATCCGGGCAATATCTTTCCCACCGCAAACCCTGATAAAGCCGCCGTTCCCACCAGCGTCTTATGCTGGCCGATAAATTCCCCCATCTTCTGCGTTAAGGGGATCAAAGCCGAATACATCCGTTCCAGCGCCGGAATCATCAAATAGCCGAGGGTTTCGGCCAATTCTTCTTGCCAGTTGTTTAATTGCTTGGCAGTTCCCGTATAAACACCCAAATCCTTTTGCGCCTGTCCGCCATATCTTTCCTGCAATCGCCCCAATGCATACGCCGCCCGCTCTGCTGAGGTTTTCAACTTGATACTCATCTCCTCGAGATTCTTGAATTCCGGCAGAATGGGTATCAGTCGCCGCAAATTCCCCGCCTGCGCAAACGCCACGGCTTCAGCGGCTTGATGCAAGGATCCTGGTCCTTTCCAGCCCTTCCCTGTTGCTAAATCAGCAGCTAATCCAATGGCTCGATAGGCCCCCGCCAAATCTCCTGTCATCTGAATATAAGTCTGCAACGCCATAATCGCCTCCTCATCCGCAAATCGCGTCGTCTTCATCATCGTCTTGGCAAACGCTTCCGCCTTCGGCTGAATATCCGCCCAGACGCCGCCCATCTGTTGCGTCGTGATCATCAGACTGTGCCAGGCATCCTGTTCCGATGCTGCCAGTTCCACCGCCACGCCCAGGCTATCAGATAGCCGCCCCGTAATGCGCGTCAGATAGGCGAAACTGGCCGCGCTCACCAGATTCATCAGATCGTTCGCCTTGCCCTGCAAACGACCAAAGGCTGCGTCCGCCTTCTGCACTCCGGCGTCGTCAACCTTGAATCCTAAGAGCGTGACCAGTTCACGCAGCGTCGTCATTCCTTGTCCTTTGGTAGGCTAATGTTCAGCATCGCCGCCTTCACATTCAGCGCGGCATGAGCCCTCAGCACGTCATCCAAACTCCAAAACCGCTCCACCTCCTCCAGCGTCGCCACATGATCCGTGATCAACCGCCAGATGAAAAACTCCTCCTTTAATTCTTCTTCGAGTCCCCCCCAGACCCGGCGCTGCTCAGCAGCGTCGCCGTCGCGGCGGCCGCGTCCGTCAGGATCGCGCCAGTAGCCGCCACTTTCAAGCCGTCGAAAAAATCCTGGTAATTCACCTCCAGCACGAAGGCGATCACCTTCCAGAGGGTCGCCAGCTTGCCCGCGAAGTGCATATTAAAAAGGACCCGGCCATTCGGACCATCGAAGGGCCCGCCATTCTGTTCCATGATGCGAGCACCCGCCAGCAGTCGCAGTACCAGGCGTTCTAATTCGTCTTCATTCAGCTTGTCGGACAACTTCTCCAGCGCCGCCGCCAGAAAGATCGGGCTGAACTCCATCTTGGCCTTTGCGCCGTCTCCCGATCGCACACCCGAAAAGATCGCTGCCAGCGCCGGTCCCGCCACTTTCAGCAGTTGCGTCTGCACCCGCAGCGCCTCCATCGCCGGAAATTGCGTCACCTGATACCGCACCCCATCTATCGTCTTCTCTTCCGTTTTGATCATTGAAATCCCTTAGCGTCTTTGCGTCTTTGCGGTTAAATTTTATTTAAACGACGGCTCCGGAGAGCAGATTCCCGCCGTGGATCATGCTGAGTTCCGCGCAATCGAACGTCCATTCCAGATCATTCAGCTCCGCCTCATCGAAGACCGACTCGGGCGGCCCCGCAATCCACGCCTGCGCCGAAAAGAAGTTCGATGTGCCGGTCATATCCTTGCCCTCGACCGGGAAGACCCCGTTGTTGGCAACCTCGTCCATCAGCCGCAGCGCCGTCAGCAGATCGTTATTGAGACTGGTCTGCGGCAGCGTCAGCACCATCTTCCCCCCGCGCTTGTTCGTCTTCACCCGCGCCGTCGAACTGATCCCCTCGACCTTCTTGAACATCGCCTCATCGCGCGAAATCCGCAGCTTCTTCCAGTCGTTGATGGGAATGCCCCCCACCACCAGTATCATCTGTTTGGGATCGAATGTCTGTACACTCATTGTATCTCCCCAGAGCTATTTTCTTTTTGAATCTTGTCCCTTGTGGTGCAGGCTTCCAGCCTGCGCGAAGCTTATATCGCAACAATCCCCGCGATTTCCACGCCGTGAATCGCCCCCGCCTCCTTCGCCGCAAACGTGATGTCCGGCAGCAGCCGGTTGGCCCGGTCCGCCGCCGCCACATTCGCCACCAGCGGAGCCGACACATAGTAGGGCAGACCCCCATGCCATGCCGGATCGGTATTGATCGCCAGAAAGTCATTCGCGATCCCCTGCTCGATCACCTTCTTGATCTCCGCCGTGATCACCGCCACTCCCGCGTCCGTGTAGGGAATCTTCGGCAGATTCGCCAGCCGGAAGAACACCCCCTCCGTGATCCGCGCCTGCAGCCAGTCCGTGCCGTGCATCTCATCCAGATATTTCCCGCTGGCCACCTGCCCCTCCGCCACCATATTCACCCCGCCCGTCAGCTCGTAGGTATTGCAGTTCTTGTTCCGAGCCGCCAGAGATTGAGTCGTATTCAGCACCGTCACCGCGATCCCCGCCAGCGACTTGAACATCATCGTCGCACTGCCCGGCTTTTGCACCGTCAAGAGCTTGGCCGCCAAGGCCGCGTCCGGCCAGGGATCCGCCGTCGTCTCATCCGCGTCGGGATGGTAGATGCAGCTCGAACGATCGTAATCCAAAGCTTGCAATTCCGCCGCCACATCCGTTGTCGAACCCGACGACAGAATGTTGCCGTCCGCCGAAGCGGTGAAGAAGAGCTTGGTATGCGTTTCCGCCCAGGCCGCCACCAGCTCCACGTCTGACTTCGTCCTGGTCGTTACCACCAGCCCGTACCAGTCATCGGACACCAGCACCGTGGCGTTCAGCGCCTCGACCCAGGTCTCCGGCACCGTCGTATCCTTGCGGCTGATCGCCACCAGTACCGGGCGCGGCGTCTGCGCAAACGCCGATTCTGCCGCCAGATATTCCGGGTCCGTCACGGCGAAGTCAACGTCCACTTCCGTCAGGCTGGCGTAGAACTTGATCCGCTCTGCCGGCGTCCGCACCACCGCGCAAGTCGCCTGAGACGCCCCGGCCGTCACCAGCACGTTTTCAATCACCACCGCCGAACCATAGACGCTCGTGCAGGTGATGACATGCTTGTTCGGCGCCGTCCCCGACACCACCGCCGTATCAATCTCCGGCAGCGCCGCCAGAGCCGTCGCGATCAGCCCCAGGGTCGTGTCGTTATCGGTGAGGAAAGTGATCGCGCCCAGCGCCACCCCATTCACGTCCATATTGATGACATTGCCCGTCACCAGATTTGCGCTGAAGGTCAGCACCACCGTATCCAACCGCTCCAGCTTCATCGAATCGCCCAGGATGTTCAGCGTCCCAAACCCCTGCTGCGACACCGCCTGCGATTCCAGCGTAATGCTGATATTGACAATCTCGTTTAAATTCATCTTCCCCTCGCGTTTGTGGTGCAGGCTTCCAGCCTGCGTTTGCTATTCCACTTCGCCCGTAATTTCCGCCGTCTCGATAATCCCCAAATCCGCCGTCGCCGCCATCCCATACGGCACTCCGATCCGCATCCGCGCCTCCAACAGCGCCCGCGGCTCCTGTAAGCTCCCCATCACTTGAGTCAGATCCGTCACCGGCCCGCTCGTCAGCGCAATCAGCCCCAGCGCCTGAATCTGCTCCAATATTTCAGGATTTTCCATCCCCTGGCGAATTTCATAGAGACGCTGAATCGCCGTCCCTCCGAAACCCTGCACCGACACCGTGAACTCCCGCGTTCCCCCAATGCTGGCCAGCTCCGTTGTAGCGTCCGGCATCGAAACGTAATCCCGTCCGATGAATTCCAGCGGGCCAATAAACAGCGTCAGATAATCCACCTCCGGCGCCGGAGCGTTCTGATTCGCCCAGATCACCAGCCCCTGCTGAGACTGGCTGATGCTGACCTCGGCCTGGCTGATCCCGCCGATCACCTCCGCCGCCGTCACCGCCAAATCGAATCCCGGCTTGCGTATCATCGTGATCGTATCCAATAAAGCTCCCAATCCCCCCGATGCCGTCGCCGTGCAGGACCCGACCGCCCGGATCGCCCCAAGCCCCGCCGCAATCGCTCCCATCGTCGTGTCATGGTCCGTCGCATAATCGAATTCCAGCCATTCCCCATTCACCTGCGCCCGAAACGTGTTATCCGCAATCAGCTCCGCATCCAGCGTCAAAACAATTGTCAAAGGCAAATGCCGGCTGACCCACTTCCAGAGATTCAACCGCAATAAAACGAAATCAATCATCTATTTTTCCCCGTCATTCCGGCTTGTCCGGAATCCAGAATTCCATAGTCGGGGTCGCCCCGACCCCGACAATCACCTCACCGCCACCGCCTTATAATGCGGCAAAATCCCCGACTGCCAGATCCCCACCGAAACCACCTCAAACTCCAGTCCGAAAAGCGTCACCCGGTCCGGATTCTTACCAACCCCCGTATCCACCGTCTTCAGCTCGTAGTCCGTGTAGAGCCTGTATCCCTGGCTGACAATCCGCCCCTCCGGCAGCATCTGCATCTCTTTGGCGCTGAGCGGCTGCACAGAAGCATCGAAGCTGATCGGCGTCAGACTTCCCTCCGTCCATACCCCGGCATCGAAATATCCCGCCCCCATCCGAAAACCGAAGATCCGCCTCCGCCCCAGGCTCATTTAATCACCACTTCGTATGTGATGCTCTGCACCAACTGCCCCGTGTCAATCAGCGGCACAATCCGGCTGAAGCCCGGCAGCTTTGCCGCCTTATTCCATTTCGCCTTGCGGTGCTTCCGCTCCAGCGTCGCCGGAGCATTCGGCGGCGCAATTCCCTTGCGTATCCGAGCGACGATCTTCGCCGTCATCCACTGCCCCATCGCATCCAGCGACTTCCAAACATCCCGTTTGCCCAGCAGCACCTTTTCCAATTCCTTCTCTTCCAGAGCCATGATCTCCTGCCGGTATTCGTCCGCCGCCCCGCGAATAAACGGCCGCTCCGGAATCTTCGCCCCCGGAGCCCCAAACTCGTGAATCGCCGCCAGTTTCACCGTATCAATCATGCCGCCCTCTTCGTCCTCATGCGGCTTGCTGCTGGCCAGCACCCCCACCTTCACATAAGCCGCCTTCTGCAGTTGGTGAATGTTCTGCAGCATCTTACCCCAGCCCCGGTCTATGACGATGGCCCGACTTCCCGACATTTTTTTCCGTGGGTGAGTGGCCCGGCCGGCTTGATGGCCGGGATATGATTTCATAGTCGGCGTCGCCTCTGACGCCGACCCCATCAAATCATCTGATTCCTGACCCCCAGGATCGTCCGCCGAATCAGCCCTTGCAACTCCATCCCCCAACTCGTCCCATCGTAATCCGTGGGATTCGCCGGCACCGCATACGATCGCGCCAGATCCCCCTCCCGCTCCGACGTCACCGCCCCTCCGCCGCCTCCCGCATTGCGATCCTTATAAATCCAATGCAGCGTCAGCAGAGCCACTGCCTTATTGTAGCGATCCCCCAGAGCCGATTCGCTCAGCTCCTCCGCCGCCATCGGAATCAGCGTCGGCAGCCGGTCCGTATCTTCAGACGGCAGCGTCACCCGTATCGCGATAATCGCCGTCACCGTCGCCACATCCACAGCCATATCTACCCGTCCGCCGCAGCTTTCTCAGCCGCTCTCGCCTCATCCTTCAGCCGCTGGATCTCCGCCACCTGAGCCTCAATCGCCTCATGCACTTCGGGCCGATCATCCACCTTGTCTATCTTGCGCAGAATCTTCAGATCGAACGTCGCCCGAATCCCCGCCAGATCCTTCTCCAGCGGAGTCTGTTCTGCCGGATCCTCGGCTTTGATGCTCAGCCGTCCCCGGTTAATCAAATGCCGTACCACGCGGTGCCCGCGCAGTGAATCCGGGATCTCATTCCATCCCGGCTTGATCCAAATCCCGTCAATCTGCGTCGGATAGGCTTCCGTCCATAGTACCTGCATACTATCTCCTGCTTTTTGATTTTTGCTCTTTGATCTGTCCGCCTGCCCCCTCGGGGCCTCTGGCGGATTAGATCCCTTCTACTCTCGCCGCCGACAGCGGGTACGGCGTCACCAGTCCGCCCAGCCGCTGATGGCACTTGATCTCCACGTCCGACCCCTTGTCGAACGGCGGAAGCTGCTCGAACGGCTGTGCGATGTGCAGTTGGAAATTCAGCGGATCGCGGCGATAAGCGATCATCACATTGGTCGAATTCCCGCTCCCGATCACCAGCGCTGCCGGCAGATTCGCCAGCAATTCCCAGGACTCGAAAGTCACGTCCGGATGGGCCGCTTTCAAGAAAGTGAGAATGGTCGTGTCGCTGAGCGCCGAGCGCGGCGTGGTGGCGATGTGAGCGTACTGAGTCGTCGGCATAATCAGCATATTCGCCGCTTCCCTGCCTTTCGTCAGCACCTTGATCCCATTCAGGATCGAGTTCACGTCGCGGATAATCTCGTCCGGCGTCTTGGTCGTCACCCCTGCCACCGGAGCCCACCGCGTGTCTGTCCCCGCCCCCGCCTGAGCCACGCTCCTCGGGATATTCGGGTTCGTCAGAAAGCCCGGCAGCCCCGCCTCAGCATCGCCGAACAAGGCGACAGCCTCGACGATCCGGTCCTGCGCCCGGCGAGCCGCGATCGCCCGCATGCTGTCCAGCGGCCGTCCCAGACGCCGAGCCGCCCGCACCTCCTGGAAATTGTAGCCGTAGGAGTCGCCGTACGGCTTGATCGGCGAACTGACCTCTTTCCCCTTGACGTCCACCCGCGGGAAATCGTCGGAGTAAGAGTGAATCAGTTTCGCCATCCCCACCTCGTCAAACATCCGGTAGGTCACCACCTCCGCGATCGGACCCGCCTCGGTCGTGACCGGAAAGAAGCGCGTCGCCTTCAACTCCGGATATTTGGTTTCGAACACCGTCGCCAGGATGGTCTCCAGCTCGCGCGCGAAGAAGATACTCTCATTCGCATCCAGGTGCGGCTGCATTAGATCTTGTCGGATCCTCATGCTCTATTCCTCCCCAAGTATTTTGATTTTGAAATTATCTTTTTCCTGTCATTGCGAGGCTCCGAAGGAGCCGAAGCAATCTCCTACGGCAGATTGATCTCCACCACCGCCACCCCGCCCGCCGCCGCCGACGTGACATAAGCGGCCGCCGTCCAGGGCAAGGCCCGCGCCGTATCCACATCCTTGCGGAACCCGCCCCGGACATAAGTCCCACTGGCAGTGTGCCGCACGTAAACCGGATCATCCGATGTCACCGCCTGCTCCACCGTCACGAAAATCCGCCCGCGCCGCAGCACCGGCACCGGATCCGTCGCCGCATACCACACCTGGCCGATGGAGGCCGACTGCGAACTGTGCGCCACTGTGGCCGTCACCTGCACCGACGCCACCGTGTCGTCGTCTACCACCACGCTGTTGATCAGCAGCGGCAGCCCCGGATTGTTCAGAATGGTGATCGTCCGACTCGACACCGTCGCTGATGCCACCCCATTCACCGCCTCGATCAGCGATGCCAGCGCCTGCAGCGTTGCCGCCTCCGACGTGGCGTAGGTGATCGTCGCCAGCGTCACCCCATTGATCGTCACGATGATCGTGTCATTGGTATTCAGCGCATCGCCGGCAATCGTGATCACGGCCTTATCCAGCGCCTGCACTCCGCCGCCGCCGTGCTGCTCCATTGCGCCCGATAGCACGCTGATCCCATGCACCGTATCACCCGAGGACAATGTCGTCGAGCTTATCGTCATCGAGCCCGTGATCCCCGTCACGTCCATCGAGCAAGCGATCGTTTCGTTGGC